AAACTTATCATAAGACAAAGATTGTTGTGATTCTGGATCTGAGATATCTGCAAGTGCCCAGCCAGAGAAATTGCTTCCAATTCCTACCTGATCCAATGCTTCTTTTACTTCCTGCGCTATAAACCCATAATGATTTCTTGTTCCATAGTAGTTTTTAGATGTATCAACCATTCTTGAGCCGTCGTCATTAAGTATAGGCTGACCATTTTCATCTAAAAATGGCGCATTTGGCTCGTAGTATTTTTTGTATTTTACTGGCCTTAATAAATTAATAAAATTTAAACCTAAATCTGCGTCTAATATGTCTGTCTTTGCTCTTCTGTCTGACGTAACAATAGTTCCGTTTGTAGCTCTTATGTTTCTCCATATATAAGTGCTTGGAGAAACCACTCCAATATCTGACTCTCCGCTTATAAATGGATACCAGTGTGATACCACTCCAGAGGTACTTACGCTTACCATTGCTATTCCATTGACTCCAAGTACAGAGTATGGACCATATCCATTAGGACCAGTAGATCTAGAGTATGAAGTTTTAAATCTATTTGAGCTAGAGTCATTTCCAATTTCAATATCTCTGCCGCTTAGCATTCCTGTTGTAATTTTAGCAGCATCTATGTTAAATGCAGATATAAAATCTGATACAACAGCCCCAGCAGAAATAGTACCAGTAGTTAGTTTTCCACCATTAATTGTAGTGGTTGTAGAAGAACTATTAATGCTGTTAACAATTGCATCTCTATTAAAACTTGTAGATGGAAGTGCTGCATCTGCAGTTGCTTTTGCAGCATTTGCTGCAGTTTTAGCAGTAAACGCATCTGTTGCAGCGGTTTGTGCTGCGGTGCTTGCAGTAGTAGCTTTTCCATCAACAGTAGTTAATTGTGAGGATGTAGCATACCCACCAATTACTGCGTTGCTAGCATACAGAGTTCCATCTGAAGCAACTCTAAATTTTGCATTTGCATCTGGAGTATTGTTTCCAGCCCACATCACGTAGTCTCCAGAAGACTTTAGGTAGACGCTGTTTGTTGCTGTAGCACCTATCTGTATTGATCCCGTGCTGTCTAAAGTAATATTGTTTTTATTTATTGTAGTATCGGCAATATTCCATCCGCCTATTGATCCTCCGTTTGCAGTAATGGTGCCAGTTGATGCGCTGATCGTTACTGATTTTGTTCCATTTGCTACTTTTAATCCTGTTGAGTTTAAAACAAATCCATTGCCAGAAAGGTTACTATTGGCATCGATGGTGCCATTATATATTGATGCTCCAGTAGTAGACATAAGTAAATTTCCACTAAACGTTCCACCTCTTGCCGTAACATTTCCATCTACTTCAAATGTAGATCCATCCCATAAAAGATAATTACTTGTTGCCCCGCCAACCTTAAGTCTAGAGCTATTTGTGGCATTAACATACCAATAGTTGCTGGCATCAAAATACAATCCCTTGTTTGTAGCAACTGATCCTACCCCTACTCCAAATTGAAATGGTCCACCCGATATGTAGCTTGATACAGATGGTGTACCAGTAACCGTAACATCTGTGCCAGAAATGTATGAAGATGATGTATTGTTGTACTCGTCATAAGTTGCAACTGCTATCTTATATGTTGATCCTATTGCTAGTCCACCAAGCCTATAAGTTGTGCCAGTGCCTGGGGAATTAACATAAGAGTAGGTTACTCCGTTGTCGTTACTAAATCTAATTCTATATCCCCTTATACCTCCGCCTGTTACTGCTGGCCAAGATATGTCTGCATAAGCATTGAACCCTAAATATCCAGATGTGTCTATACCACTGCTGACGCTAACTGATGTAACATTAGACGGACCAACTGTGTCTACGGTAATTGGATCTGATGCTTTAAACGGACCAGACACAACACTTTTTTTATGATAATCTTGATCTCTTGTGTCTACACGAATCCACCTATTGTTTGTATTTGAAACTAAAATAGTAGCGGAATTTCCAGTTCCACTCCAAACTAAATACTCTTCTCCTGTAAATGATCCTGTAAGGCTTTCATAAATTTGAGCATCTATAAACCATTTATTAGTAGATAAACTTTTATCTAACGCATCCCATTTTACACCATATAATAAAAGCCCTGGGGTAACTGTTAAATTTGAAACCGCTACAGTGTAATCTGGTGCCTGTAAATTAACTACAAAGTTTGCAGATCGTGGGCCAGATATTAGTTGAGATGGATTATTCGGGTCTTGATAATAGTAAGAAAATGCAAATTGATATTTACCATTTGCAATTACAGCTAACCCAGATCTTTCTACCTTAAATGCATTTGGATCGGTTTTCCCTGCAGCATTAGCGGCTTCTACATTTGTTGGGCTTAAATCTGCTGGAGAGACATACGTATTTCCATATTTGTCTAAACTATAATTTGTCATAAATATCCAATATTTATTTTATATTCTATGTCCATCTCTACCCCTAATTTTTTAATTATAGGAGTTGTCAAAACAGATCTGCTGATTAATCCATACTGAGTATTATAGGAGTCGTCATCATTAACCCTCAGTCCGTCTAATAGCACGTTTGCTGTGCCGCTGGCCGCCTTAATTCCCACTTCAATTGTAGTTATTGCCGAGAAATCTACGGCATCTGTAGACGAATATGTAGAGTTAAATAGGTTAGACATTGATGTTTTTAATATTTTATTACCTACTGAAGACTGTGCTGGAAATCTAATTTCTTTGTATGCGGTAGGAGAACTATACATCTTAATAAATATATAATTTAGATTTAAATCTCTTTGATTAAAAGCAATACTAATTGAATCATTTACTCCATATCCAGAAATATCAAATAGAGTATCTAGTTTATATGACTTAGAGTTTCCAGATGTTGCTGACAAAGAAAATAATGTTGAACCGATTAATGGGGATGGGCTTGTTACCGTGGTTGGCTGATTACCACTTGAATCGTACCAGGGATAAACATTTTCAAATGAAGAGATATAGTTAGAAGAATAATCTGTATTCTTTATGTCTACTGAAGGGAACAGACCCATTTCATATATTACACCCTCGACATCAGTAGGCAGCGTTGTTTTATAAACAACAGAATATGTAGTAACTCCAGTGCCCGTATTGGTTTGAATATCGGAGCTTCCTAGGAATACTCCAGACCTATAAAATTCAAACTCTAAATCTGTATCGTTAACAGAGGCAGCAGTAGACCCTATTCCTATTGCTATGTCCTTTTTATTAAAATTTAATCCATTAGCCAAATAAGATGTTATAAACCTTTTACCAAATTTTGTTATCATGCTAAAAACACTCCCTTAACAATATCTCCAACGCTATTTTTTACTTCAAAAGTAACTCTTAAAAATCTATTATTATTTTTGTCATAGTATATGTCTGGATCAGTAATCACTTGTCCAGACGAATATCGTGTTCCATTTTTTCCTATTAAAGTTATGTCTTCTAGATTTGGAGCAAGAAGTGATGAGTCTGATGTGCCAACAATATCAAATAAATCTAAAATATCTTCTAGGTCATCGTCTTCAGATCCTGGGGTACTAGGAACAAATGTCTTTTCAACCTTGTTTGTATAGATATTTACAAGATCGTATTGATCTTTTTTGATTGTATCAAGTAATGGAGAGTCTATTGGTAACTGTGGCTTTACTCCACCAGCTACCTGGGATTTACCGACTTTTGGATTCTTTTTACTCATATAAAGATTCTACCATTTCTTTAAACATAAATCGACCTACATACAAGAGTTGTTGAGCTCATTTCCCCATACTCATTATTGGTATCTAAAACAATATATTTACCTGCTGTTTGTCCAGTGTCTTCGCTTGAGTATACTAGATTTTCTGGATAAGAAATTTCTACTACGTCTCCAATATCAATTAATGGGTTTGGGAACACGTCTATTGTTAAAACTGTTTGCTGTTTAGACCATTGAGTTTTCATCCAGTCTGAAAGATTTTTAGCCTCTGATTCTTTTTGTATCCAGACTGAGTCAAATGAGACCTGCTCTTCCGTGCTGGTGGCTGACATGGATGGATCTATGTACTCAAATGGATCAAGAGGGGAAATGCTTTCTCCAACGACAACAAAACTTTTTTCTCCGCCATCGGCAAAATCTATAAATGTTCCAGTATTATTTAATATATAAGCCTCTATGCCAAATGAGTTGGCGTCGTAGCCAAGTATAGATGCGTTTGGGTTTAAAATAATTTGTGGATATTTTACAAAACCAGGTCGTGTAGCATACTTTGTAGATATCTTTTTAATTTCTCTTGCTACTGGTCCAAATTCTTTTATCCACGGAGATTTTGCTAAACTAGATGACCATCCGTTTGACAGGAAGTCTCCAAATACATTTTTAATTGCTCCTGTAGACTGCAAGTAAGATCCATAGTTATCTGTGGAGCTTGAATTGAAAAAATCATCTTTATTTAAAACACAAGAGTATACATAGTCAAACGCCACTTCACCAGATATGGAAATCAAACCAATTTTATTAGTAATAGATATTGGCTCGTTATCTGTAGCTGTAATTACAGTATTGTTAAATTTAATTTTAAATACTCTACTTAATGGATTTGCTTGAGAAACCTTAATGTCTATCCTGTATAACTCTCCACCCGACACTCCAGTAATTGAGTTGTCTTCAGTTTTTTGTGTATCGGAAACTGCAGTTTCAACTCCATTTATTAATTTAAACAATTGAACATCTCTTGCCCCTAAACCTTTGTTAGCAACGTTTTGAGATGTTGCAATTTTTAAAATATACCCGTTGAGATTATTTGCAGATAGGCCAACTCCAATTGCTGCAGTAGACATTTGGTCACCAGTCGTTCTGCCTTGAGTAGTTGTTTTTAATTTAAAGAACATAGCTGATCCTACGGAAAAATATTTTTCAGTAGAGAAGGGATCTGAGTTAATTGTAGCAAAATAGCTTGAGCCAGATGAGGGGGCTGTCATGGTTAATAGAGAAGAAGAAATAGATTTTCCAGCACTATCTGTGGACTGCAATGAAAATATAGAGTTATCTGCTGTATTTGTTTTTGATGCAAAATTAACTATTGCTCCAGACCATTCATTTTTTAAAGACGCTAGATCAACCTGGTGCTGTGTTCCAACTCCAACTCCATTACCCGTGGCGTTAAAAGAATTTCTTTCTTTAATTCTATATCTTAATGTAGATTTAAAAGATCCAATTTTACTTTCACCCAAATACTTTGCAATATCTGCATCAGAAGTTATCCATCTTTTTGTAGTAGTATTAGGAGCACTAAGCGGCTCATATTGAAACTCTATTGCATCATACTCAACAACTTCATTATTAACTAAAAAATATCCAGACTTGTTATAGAATTCGTTGTCGGCTAAACTTGAATAAACGGTTATTGGTGATAAAGATACGGTGCCAAGTGGGCAATCTGTTTCTGCTGGCTGACTTGCATTTAGCGTAGATTGTAGGGCTGCTGCACCAAGCACTGACGGTGGAGACACATATAAAAAGTCTGAAGAGCCTTTATAGTTTGTACTTATTATCGGGGTATATATTACTTTCACTGATTTAGTTGACGGCACAACTTCTTTATTCAATGAAATAATATTAGGCAAATCTGTTAATTTTTTTGAATTTCTGAATTTAAAAACAGAAGATCTAGTTTTATCAAAAACATAATCTCTTGGATAAAACTGAAGAACATCATTATTGTCAAAAGTTGCAATCATCTGTGTATCTTTGCATAGCTCTTGAATATGCTGCCAGACTGTCTTTGACCCATCTGTGTACCAATAGAGTGGAACTATTGTTGCCGAGTCTGCTACTAAAGTATTATTTTTAGCATATGTATTAAAATTATAATTTGTGAATCCTATTGAGTCTAACAGTCTTCTAATGATTGCTTGTGAGGGAGCTGACTGTATTACAATGTCTGGTGCCAAGATCTCTTGTAAGAATTTTCCTCCGTCTAGGCCCTGTATCTCCATAGCACCGAATTCATTAATGCTAAAAGAATCTATGTAGAATGTTCCTTGCGGTACTTTTTCTGATTCAATAACGTTATATGGGATTACTTTTACATTTTTATATAGATTAATTTTATTTTTATTAAAAGAATATGTTTTGTCATACTCTATTCCTGACCTATCAAACCCTTCCAGGGACAGGCTTAATGAATTAGAGGTAACCTGCCCAACGGGTACAATTCCATAGGAGTCGCTTGATGATGTTTTTGATGTTTTAAAATTAATTAGTTTGTCAGATATATCCTTTATATATCTAGCCCCTACCTCGATAACACCTAAAAATGAATTTGCTACGCTTATTGTTTCTACGGATACAATTATCTTTTTTATATTAAATGGAGTTGAAGGAGAAGCAAATTTTGTAGTAGACCATGATGATCCGTTATAGTATAAATTGAACACGCCATCATCTGGAACTACCCCATTTGTAGATATTGTAGACTCCGCTCCAGAATGATCCTGAATTTTTATAGACCAGTTTGCTGGCTTGGAGTATGCCGTTTCAAACTTTATAACTATTAAATTAGATACTGCAGTTTTTGCAACTGGGTACTCTACTGTAAAATTACAATTTGAAAGAGAGTAGTTTGCCGCTTGAGGAGATAGCCAAAACTTATATTGGTTTTTTGCACTAGAAAAGTATGTTCTTGTTTTTAAGTCTCCAGCAACATTATACTTTGGGATACTCGTAATAACATTTGGGTTTAAAATAAAATACTGAATGCCTGAAACGCTAGGCCTTCTTGGATCAATAATGCTTGTAAGAGGGAAAAGCTTTTTGAATGGTTCATAAGACTTGTTAGTAGATGGGTCTATTTTTACTTGTGAAGCAACTGGAGAAGATATAGATACCCCACTAATTAAATCGTTCATATTGTACTCTAGCCAGCAACCTCCAGACATTGAGTACGATGATGATTGATTTATTTTATCGAGTACCGTTTGGCTTACAGATTGCATTATACTTCTACCAGTGAAATACTAACGTCCCAAAAAGCCTGTGCCGCATCGCTTGTTTTCTCTTTTACATTTCTTTTTATTAATGAAAATGAGCAAGACTCAAATGATGCAAAAAATTCTTCTGTTCTTGATAAATTATATGCAATTTTTGCAGTAAATGTTGTTTGTCCAAGTGCGCTTGTGTAGAATGACTTTATGTCTTCGGCTCCCCATCCACCATCAACGGTCATGGTTGAATATGATGGGACCATGCTCCACGAAACAGATAATGATTTTTTATCTGCAATGAATAATTTTCTTAAAGTTCCATTTGCCATTCTTACAGACTGATCAATTCTTTCTACATCAACCTGAATAGGAGATCTATTGTGTTCGGTTAATTTTTGAAATGTTCCAGTAGCATCCTTAACAAATAAGGCTGATCCGACTGGTAAAATTAAAGCTGCCATTATATAGACTTACTCTCCCCGACCATTTTTATATTAACCTTAGCCTTGTTTCCAATAACTGCTTCGGCTTTTCTAACAATCATATTTGCAAGAGCTGTTGTGTCCATTCCATCTGTTGCAGTTATGTATTGATTAAGTGTAACATATGAAGGACTATCCTGTCTAGACATTGCCTGTGTTCCACTAATTTTTGATTGTGAAGGAACAGAGTATTGCATATTATTAATTTTTTCAAGTAATGGTAAGACTCCTGGCTGTCTAACAGCATTAGCATTTACAATAAATTCTCCGTTAGAAACATATGCACCACTAGCATATTTACCCTTTGGAAGACTTGGCATATATATTGAATCAGATGTTCCAGTTCCAGGACCAGAAAGAAGTCCTCCATCTTTATAAGACTTAATTGATGTTCCGTCTGGAGTTGAAGCATACCAGGCTCCTATTGCTTTTTTACCTTCATAAACTAAACCATTCATCATATATGTATAGTCACCTTGAACCCATTGCGTTTTATGTAATTTAGCAAATGCTCTTGAGGCCTGTCCTCTATCTAGCCATGTCTTACCAGTTAATTTAGAATCTGGTATCACATAAGTTTCTGCCGCCCCAGCTGGGCCAGCAACTGGCATAGAGTTATAAGTCTTTTGATCAATTTCTTTACCTGCAGCATCATAATATTTACCTTTAGAAGATTTTCCAGCTACCTTTGATTGGTCTGCTTTAGATAGTGAAGATGGCCCAGTGCCTGTCATATCTACTGTCTTACCGCTAATAGTAATATTGCCATTAACAACTATTCCTTTTGCTAATAGGGCGGCTTCAATTGCATCTGGAGTACCTGCCATAATTTTAAGTGCCTTATCTGCTATTTGACTTTGAGTTAAATTAGTTGGAGTTTTTTCTCCAGCAGCCGCCGCAGATGTAGCAATTAATTTACCTGAGTCAATTTGACCATTTGGTGTTTTAGTATACTCAGCAAGAGTTTTTCCTGCTATTTTTGCATTTGTATACAAAGTAGTCATTGCAGAATTTACATTATTTACAGCTGTTTTTTGATCTTCTAGTTTCTTTTTAAATGAGTCTAGGCTTTCGGCAGCAATTGCAGCTTTATCAGCTAAATCCTGATTTTTGTTTGAAATATTTTCAATAGCTTTCTTTAATGGTTCATTAGCTTTTTCATTAGCAGTATCAATAGCTTTAGTCTGTGCATCTGTTTGTTGTTGAGAAGTTAAAGATTCTAAATCAATTCTTAATGACTGGGCAAGACCAGTATCTCCAGTTGCATTAGCATTCTGTATAGCAAGTCTAGTCTTTTCAATTTCTCTTCCCAAATCAGCATCTTTTTGTTTTTCAGCTAGGGCCTTTTTTCTAGATTCAGCTAACTTATTGTTAGCTTCAATTTGTTTATTTAGAGAAGCAAGCATATCTCTGTCAGAAATTTGTTGTTTTGCTGTTTGTGTTTTTAAACTTAAAACGTAACCCTTTACTTTTTTATCAAGAGCGTCAATAGCATCATATTGCTTTGATAGAATCCCTTTTCTATTTGATGCTTCAACTTGTGTGCCAACTTCATTAAATACTTTAGCAAGTGCTCCCGCCTGCTCATTTGTAAGAGCATTAATATTTCCTCTAAATCCTTTTGCTGCAAGCTCAAGTTTAGCCCATACGGTAACTAGGCTTTCTGTACCGTTAAATAGCTGTGCCATTTCTTTATTAGACTTAGACAATTCTTTTACAACATCTTTTCCAATTTGTCCTCTAGCACCTTCTTTTGCATTTATTTGATCAAGAACTATTTTTGTGGCTTCTGATATGCTTAATGATTTTAATTTGCCAGAAGTATCTTTATTTACTAGCTTTTCTCTTTTTTCAATCAAATCATTAATGGCAGTTTCTATTGCTTGTGTAGCAGTATTAAATGAAAGTGCCTGTTCTTTCTTACCTTCATTTTTTCTAGATGCTCCAAAATCAACAACTGCCTGAACTGCGTTTGTCTGTGGATCTTTTATTGAATTGAATAATGGATTTTGCATAGTAGCAGATCTTGCTTGATTTGCTTGATCTGATAGTTGCAAGGCAGCATACAGTTTTTTAGTTGCTTCTTCTGCGGACATTCCCGCAGCAATAAACTGTTCTTTTATTCTACGGACAGCATCTGGAATTTTCTCGCTGGGCTGCTTGTTAAGAGAAGCAATAATATCTGGCATTGTTGTTTTTACTTCTTCTTTTAATTTTTTATACTCTGCAACAGTTAAAGAAAATGGAGTCCCAGCACTTAGCATGCTATCGTAGATCAGCTTATTGGCTTCTGCCGTATCTTTTGCTGCTTGAACTGTTTCTTTTACTTTCTTTCCAAAATCTCTGAATTGTAGCCCAGCTTTTTTAGCTGCTTCTTCTGTTAGCCCAAACGAAACTTGATTTAATCTTTGTCCTTCTTTATAGTTATTCCATGCCTTATATCCTGCAACTAAGGCTGTTGTAACCCCAGCTAATATTAAATTTCCTCTTGAGAAAATCTTTAAGGTATTTCCTAATACACTACCTAGTCTAGCAAGTACTTGGCTGGATGCCTTTCCTTCTTTTGACATACTTGTTAAATGTGTAACTGTTTTTGCAAAGATAGGATCTTTTAGGTTTGGAGTATTAAATCCTCCACTTTTAAGTAGTGGGCCTTCCATTCCCTCTGGCCTTGTAAAGCTAGGTGGCCTCTTTGATAATTTAGCAGCTCCCATATTACCCATAAGTAAAAATGGTAATAGGCTTCCGAGTTGGCTTATTATAGATCCAGAGGTTCCACCAATTTTCCCACCAAGGAAATTGGCTCCCATGCCAACTCCACCAAGCATAGCCAGCGATCCAATCATTCCGCCCATTCCATACGCAGGAATTTTTCCACCAGAGTTCATACCTGGAATAATTTTTCCACTTTGGCTTGGACTAAATAATTCTGGTCCCTTTTCTCCAACTAAATAATTTTGCCCTGGAGATACTGGACCGCCCATTTCTCTTTGACCACTAATACCAAATATCTTCTTTTTAAGTTCTGCTGTCATTGGGGTGTTTTGTTTTGAATCCCAATTTAAATATTTGTTTTTTAATATGTCTTTGTCTATTGGCGAAAGTTGTTTTAATACATTTCTATCTCCAACCATGTCTGAAGCCGCTGATCTAATAATTGAATCTAATACGTCTGGCTCAAGTCCGTGTTTTAGGGCACCAGTATTTGCATCCTTAACATATCCGTATGGCTTTTCTTTGGCCATGGCTGCTGCAAATTTATCATAGAATAACTTTTGTGTATTTTTTCTTAAACCAGAATTTGCAAATAAAGTTTCTGCCATTTTAATTGATAAAGAATTAACTCCCCAGGGAGCTGATTCATACATGCTTGGCTTGGGTGCTCCTGTTGGACCAAATCCTGCGCCGATCCTTCTCATTGCAAGTCCCTTAAGAACATTACCTATTGCTCCACCGCCCACGTAACCTGGAATTTCTCCTCCAGAGTTTGCGGCAATTTTATTTTTAAACATTGGCTTTCGACCTATAGTTAACAGGCTTCTCAATTGATTTAATATCAAGACTGGTTTATTAGCCTGTATATTTTTTATTACTGAAGGCAATTGTTTTTCTAAGGTTGCAGCGTCTTTATATCCCAATTCTCTAGCAAGCATCTCTGCAGCTGCTTTAGCTTGTTTTGCGCTTAGCGGAACTCGATCCTCAAACATTCCACCACTCATGGTATTTAAATGATTTGTAAATTGATTAACAGTCTGGTCTCCAGCAATTGCTCGATAAATATTTCCTCTTGTAAGATTGGCTGTCTTTTTATCTTTAGATGCAGTGAACCATTCATTCCACCTATCGGTGTGCTCGCTAGCAAACTTTCTGCCACTTCTATAAATTCCCATAACTCTTTTTGTTGAAGATTTATCTATGTCAGACCTTTGTTCAAGAGCATGCACTAAATCTATCTCAGGTCTTTTTCCACCAATTTGCGGACGGCTACCACGTAGAATATCTTTAGTATCTTTTATTAAAATGTCTTTATATCGAACTACTTCTTCTTTTCCGTCTGGCAAAGTTCTAGTAACTTTAGCACCTTGCATATTAATATATTGCTGCATTTGATTAGATTGAGCTATTCTAATTGATTTAAACTTCTGTCTATCAATATCACCATCTGGCATTCTTGCTCTTGTAAATGCGCTTTCAATATCTCTTTTTGCCAGACTGATAGACTCGTCTGGAGAAAATCCAACGTCTTGTAGGACTGCAGCATCATGTAAAATAAATTGAAGCATAAGATCTTTTTCAAAATCTGGATTGTTTGCTCTATTCATATAGCCTTGTAATCCTTTTGCATGGTTAAGGGATAATGTTGGAGGCTTATTTCCATAAGCCCTTCTTCCGTCAATTTTTCCTCCGACCTGCATAAATGAAATTCGTTTTTTAGTTTTGTTAGCAACATCATATGCATCTTTATTTTCAGCATAAACCTTTGGTGGAACTACTGTTTCGCCAGGGGTAACGACTGCATCAATCATTCCTCCAGACTGATAGCCTCTTTTGGCTTTAGCCACTAGAGGTGGGTTAACTTTAGATGCTTCTTGATTTAATACAAATCCGCCAATTGGCAGCTTAGCCATAGTGTTATCATAGTTAATACTTGTATCTCCTGGAACAACGGCTCCGTCTTTTTGGGGATGATAAACATATCCACCTGAGTTTAATTTTCTAGGCATTGTTGTTTGTATGCTGTATCCAGCACCAGAAGTTCTTACTCCAAGGTTTTTAGCAATTGCATCTATTGTTGCAGCAGTTTCTGTTTTATGAAATAGCTCTTTCATATTAGATTGTCCAGTTTTAGATACTACCGACTGTCCAGTTAAAGGGACCATTCCAAAATTAATATTTCTAGCCTGAGCAGTTGCAATTCCTTGTGCAGTTTCAACCATTAATTTTTCAATTACTAGGTTTAACTCAGCTATTTTCATTCTTGCTTGTTCAGCTGTAATTTTTCCAGATTGTAATGACTTAACAATTAATTCCGTTTCGTCTGCGGCAAGGGAAGTAACTTTTGTCATTTCTGGTAAAAGCATTTGATAAGAGTCTGACAATGACTTAGTAATTGTTCCAGTTGCTGCTATTTCTTGTTTTAATAGGACAAGTTCTGCTTCTGATTGCATTGCAATTGCTGCAGTCATAGAGTGCCACTTGGCTGCTTCTGATGCTACAACGCCAGTCGACACGTTGTTAATAGATGTAACTCCTGGAATTCTTGGCATATCAGCATTCATGTATGATTGTGGTGCATTTAATACTCTTTGATTTACTGGCTTTGGTCCTGGAACTGTTGAGAAAATAGTTTCTTGTGATCTTTGATCTGGAGTTTTAGAACCAGTTGGTATCATGTGAGACATATCTCTTGAATAAGGCTTTCCTACGTATGGGCTATTTTTATCTACAACTCTTGCACCATTCATTAATACTGGGTTTCCAGCAACAGTAGACATACTGTTAGATGTGGCAATTGTTGATGACATTGCATTTTCTTTTAACTTAGCAAATGATGATGAAAGAGTTAATACTGCGTCTGAAAATGTTGCTGCTGCTTTTGTATCGCTATAAAAAGATTCCTCTACTGTTTTAGCAGCAGCTGAAGCAGCCATTAGCTCTGGGGTCAATAACTTAAATCCTGTCCCACCCTTGCCTATATTCTTTAAAGAGAATATTCCTTTTATAATGTATCCAAAGAAGTTTGCAAGGACACCAGTAAGCATAATGATTGGTCCTGCAATAGCCGTTAGTGATCCAACTAGTCCAAGGACTGCTTTAATTGGCCCTGGGAGATTTCCAATAAACTTAATAATTCCATCTACGGCATTTAATACGGTTGCTGCAACTTTTAAGAACTGCTCACCAACTGCTGACAAATCGGCTTTAATAGACTCTAGCGCTCTCTTGTATCGGCCAGACGCAGACTCTGTCATCATTTTTAATTCTCGCTCAGAAATATTAGCTAAGTCTGTCGTGCTAGCTTTCATTAAATCTAAAACCTGAAGAGTTTGACTTCCTTGTTTTCCAAGGTTCTCAAATAATGCATTAATTCTTGCAAATTGAAATTTACCAAAAAGCTGCTCTATAGCTCTTGTTCTACTCAATGGATCTAGAGTATCTAGAGAATCTTTAAGTGCCATAATTGTGCCTGTTAAATTTCCAGCATTCTTTTCTACTATTCCTCCAAGATCTATGCCCATCTCCATGAACATTCCTCTTGCAACTTTAGTTGGGTTGATAATAGATGCTAAAGCAGACTTTAATGCGTTAGCTCCTTCAGATGCATTAATTCCGCCTTCTCTCATTGCTGTAAGATATAAGGCTAAATCTTTTACGTCTCCGCCTAATGCTTTAACAACTGGACCAGCTTTTGGAATTGCTTCTGTTAAATCTGCAAGGCTTGTTGATGTCTGGTTTTCAACTGCGTTAAGGAAATCAATTGTTCCAGTAAGTTCTTTTGCGCTTTGTCCAAAAGCAGTTTGAATTGAAAGAGTTGCTTTCATTGCATCTTGTCTATCTATCTCACCAAGCGTTGCTAACCTTGTTGATTCTCTTGTAGAGTCTAAAAGATCTTTGCCTTGTTTTCCAGTAGCTGCAATATCTGCTGCAAGGGAAATTGTTTCGGTAAAATTAGATCCCATTGTAGATGCTAGCTCTTTGGCAAGCGCTGCAACATCTTTTCTAACTTTTAATAAATCTTCACTTGAGGTTGCTGTTAATCCGCCATAAACCTTTGTAAGTCTTACAAGTTGTTGATCTGCGTCTTTAAATGCTTTTGCTGCTGCTGCACCAAATGCTACAAGCGGAACAGTTAGTCCTACTGTTAATTGACGACCTGCCCATTGAGTATTTTTACCCCAATTAATTAATTGGCCCGCTCCATCTTTCATAACTTTATTCATGATGGCAAGTTCTTGCCTCATTAAAGCAGTTTTATTTTTAGTTGCATCAAGCCCAGACTGGACCATAACATTGTATTGCATTAATCCTTGGGCGTTCTTGCCCAATGGTTGAATAACAGCATTTTGTAATAAGACTTGCTGCTTTGCTAAATTTTGGACTAAAGAACTAGTTTTTTGTGTATGGCCTTGCCAGGTTTTATAATAATCACTTAACTTAAGTCTTCCAGAATCTAAATTCTTTCCAAACTTTGCTACGTCAGAATTTAAGGTAACAAAGTGTCTACTGAATTGCCCAGTAGAGCGCATGGTTTCATCAAACTGTCGGTTGATAACACCAACTTGATTGGCAAGGTTTTTATTAAGACCAATTGTTGATACTTGAAGCTTTTGCATTTGAGCAGCAACGGCTTGCAATTGCGCTGTAAGACTAGAAAAATTAGCCGTTGCGGTTATGTTGGTGACTATATTTTGATCGGCCAACTACTACTCCTTTTGGTAACCGAGACCTGCTCCGATACCGAAACCTTCTTGTTGTGCAAATTCACCTTGTAAAGAAACAACATCAGATGCATCTGCAGTTATACCAAGAGCTTTTCTTTTTATATCGTCAAAGCTCTTTCCTTCTTGCTTTTCTACACCGTCGAGCTGGATGCCCTGTATAGATGCCAGAAACTTTCTTTTCTCTGATTCAGTTTGTTGCATAGACTTGAAGGTTTGAATCAGTTCAGGCATTGAAAGATTTTCTTCTAATTCCTGATAATTCTTATAGTTTCCTATTAAGAATACTTCCCCTTCTAAAGCAGCGAGATCTAGTTCTGACCAGCTAGAACTGCTGCCGCTAGTAAATTTGGATCATCCATTTTGATTCCGCCACAAACCTCAAGAATTCGGTTAATGGTAGGAACATCTAGGACATCTTCAAAAGCGTCTCTGTCTTTTGTTAGCTCTGGTAATTGTTTTTCAAGTGCTACTGCACAAGCATCAATAAGAACTGTTAGAGTTTCCTCTTCAGTAGTTACTTCTGCTGTTTTCTGGATAGCCGCCATAAACTTTCTAAGCTCTTTAATTGTTAAAGGCTTAAGTTTAACGGTTGCCCCATTTTGCAATTGAATTTCTTCAACGTCATATACTGTTGTTGCCATTTAATCCTCCTAGGATTTGTCTTAATTATTGTATCATATTGCAAATATAAGGGCAATAAAAAGCCCCCCAAAAAAGGGGGGCTTCTATTAATTAATGTTAATTAATTATAGCCAGATGCGGTCTACGATTGTACCGTATTCCTTGCCTGCGTATGCTGAGTCACCTGATGGAAGCAAACGGAATGTTACTGGGAATGTTGATGCTGCGTTACGAGCCAAAGAGAACTGTGACTGTTGTACAGAAAGAACACGACGTGCATAATATACACGCTCTGTCTTTGATGAAGCTGCGGTGGTTGGAGCTTGTCCAACTGCAACTAATTGACGCTCAACTGGAGCTTCTCCTAGTGCACCTGCTGCTAGACCAAGTGTTGATCCAGTAAGGGTAGCAGATGATTGTCCGAATACTGCAAGAACGTTCTCAAGAGTACCTTCTGCCATTTCTGTTGCAATCATAACTTCCATTGTCTCCTTGAAAAGTTTTGCTGAGTCAAGAAGCTGATCTACTGTTACTGAACCGTATGATGGGTTGTATGTAATTTGAAGACCGTTGTTTGTGTAACCTACGTTACGGTATGCAGCGCCTTTTGTTGCTGATGCTGTTGCTGAATCTGTTTCTACATCGTTAAGAGTAGTGGTGTATGACTCTCCTGATGTTCCACCTGTTGGTGGTGTACCTGATCCTGCTGTACCATTTTTAAATGCTGGAACTGTTTTGTTACGGTTAACAGCGCCTGCAAGTGCTGCGCCTGGTACCATGTTTTCTACATATCCTGATGTTGTTGAATCTTCTACTGATAAAAACAGTGGAGACGCACCAACAAGAATGTTTCTAGCATTACCAATATTTTGTGCCATGTGTAAAACCTCCTGTTAAATAAACATATATATATATATTGACTTACTTTAAATCTAAGCTGGCTAAGCTTTTCCTCTTGACTAAGTTTATCCTAAAAGACGCCCAAACGCAAATTAATAAAACCTGCCTTTGGGGGAGACATCTCTTGCATATTTAACCTCTAATATCACATCGGCCGATAAGAACCCTGCAAGCTCGTCTGAAGGCTCTGTGGGGGACATCTCTAGTATAAGGGTATTGAAAAAAATGATTTTATTGGTAGTCTTGGATTTATTTAAATCTTTTGCTGAATCGTCCATGCGTCTAAAAACATCTATCATCAGATTTCTAATTTTATTGATTTCAGAGTAATCTACTGAATATATTGTAAATGATATTTTTTCGCAACAGATCATCCAGTTGTCTTCATAGGTACTTCCCATCTTATCATATACTATATGGGTCTTCCCACTTAGAAATTGATTAAGTTCTGGGGCCTGCTGAACTGGGATAATTGGGATTATTGCTTCTCCTAAATTATCACTATAGTATGAATTAGGATCTAATATATTATTGTCCTGAATTTCTTTCCACAGATGTTTACGTATCTCATAAATTGCATCTATTCCATAATCTACCATTATGCGACACCTCCAAATTGTTTTATCAAGGCATCCTCGGCCTGTGATCTAATTGTACCTGGACTAAATGTATATTGCACTTTTTTTATAGAAGAAGGAACTTTCATGGCTTGCTTAAACTTTGCACCAAATAAGCTTTGAAATCCAGAAGCCTTGATTGAGTTGCTAACAAGAGGTCCGCTAAAATATCTTGAATATGCCAGATTAAATCTATTTGTGGATGCTCTTCCTCCTGGGCTTTTTACGGTTACAGATTTACCCTTTGGCATAAACACAACATTTCCGTCTACCTCAAATACTAATCTTTCTGCAGATTTTGGAGATATGATTAAAGGCATTCCTTTTTCCATTATTGATGCTTTTTGAGAAAAAACATATCTACTTTTTTGAGATCTATTTTTTGAAGGAACTGATGTCTTAGATAACATTAGCTCATAGTCAATTTTAAAAGATAGCCCAGGTCCACCCAGTCTATTTAATTTAAATAATCTCGCTGTACTGTTTCCAACCTTGTTCCACTCATATACGTGATGAAGAGATTTTGGTTTTGTTCTTGCCTGAGAATCTATAAATTTACCAAAGTCTTGATTTATTTGATTGAATATTGTTTTCTTGAAAAGTTCTTGGAAGGCGGTGCTTGAAGTTAATTTTGCAGCTACGTTTGCCTGATAGTATAAAAAAGCAGATACCTGTGCAACCGTGCTATCTTTGAGCACTCCAGCCTGTGTGGCTGTTGTCATAAATCTTTCAAGACCTGATGCGGCCTGTAACAATGCTACGCTACTAGTCTCCAATTTGTTGATTCTCCGACCTTTTCGCAATTGCGTTGTATGCGATTAGGGTTCCAAAAGGATCTGTTAATGGTGTAGAGCTTATGATTTCAAATACGGTCGGCGTGTCGTTTGGATAATTTGATTCAAACCAAATTGCATTTCCAGCAGAATCTTTAATGTTAGTTATTTTTTGTCTATAGGTAAGCCTTGAACCAGTTCTGATTTCTATTGTTTGTCTATCTGTATATTTTGTAGAAAGCGTTTGGCTGTCCCCTCCTCTTGCAGATGAGGAATTAGATATAATTCCTTTAGCAAAACAAGGTACGGTTTTTTGATATATCCAGCTTTTTTTTATTGCCCCTGTATTAGGATCTTGATAATCCTCTTGTAGATATACATCTAGATTCATATTGAAAATAGAATCAACAATTGTATTCATTTTAAATAACTACCATTTTATTAATTACATATGGAAGCAGTAGCTGATCTGCATAGTTGTTTCCAGTACCAGAAAAGGCAGATGTATCATACTGAAATTGCCAGTCAAATGTCTGTATACTCTTTATGTACTTATTTCGCCACTCTTTGTCTTTTGAAAAAAAGTCTTTCATTAACTCAATACATGCAAGCTCAACATCGTCTGGAACTTCGTCCCAACCGTATCTACCAGCAACTTTGTATGTGCCTCCATTAACGAATGCTCCGTTTCCATTATCATTAATACTTGGCGGAACCATTCCGTTAGCGGTATACACAGTATTATCCAGCATGTTGGCCCTATTTACTCTTAGTCCAAAACCACTTTCTGAAACATTTACAGAGAAATTCCAATTATCAATATTATTAATTTTATCTACTAGGAGCACGTCATTTAAATAAAGCTCATGTAGGCTGTTTAATTTGTATGGCAAAGGTAACACGTCTGATCCAGTTGAATAAACAATATTTACATCATCATACAAATAGAATTGTTGCTGTGTATAATTTTCAATTAGCTTTCTGGCATATCTTTCTGCTGCAACTAAATCAAAAAAGGTTTTATAGTTTGGATCAGATTGATCAAACCCAAATCCTAAAGCGTCTGCAGCCTGAGTTAAATCAGTGTATGGCTTAACTACAAAAATCTTATGTTCTTTTGTTACTGTCTGGCCCTCAATTTGATATTGCCATACTAGCTTTAATGATCTAGGTCGGTTGGTAAGAGATAATGGAGGGTACACACTGTACACTCCAAAATCCGTATCTACTTCTTCTGCTGTTTGAGTATGCAAAATAGTTACTGGATTTATAGATGGGGAAACTGCTGGGTCTTCAGTTATATCATAGAACTTAACTACTGGCAAAGAGTCTGCTTTGGATATTCCGCCCTTCCAAAAAACTCTTTGTTTTACTGGCGCATTGGTTCCTACTATAATTTCCATGTTGTGTGATTTAGATTAGCTGTAATAATCCTGAACTTCTTTTGGGGTAGCTAAACGAAATCCCTCCTCTTGATCAAAAATTTTCTGTGCTATTTCTTTGCTTACTGCAACAAAGGGATGTTCTTTTGTAAATGTTTGACTCAAAATATCGTATCTATAATTCTGTCTGTCCATTTTAACTAAAACTGTATCTTCTGCTGATATAGACTTAGGGTCAAATACTGGAAGGACCTCTACTTCTTCTTTTGCATCTTCTACCGCTTTTATTGTTTTTTGATAAACTGAATATGTTACGCCTTCTTCTGATAGGGCGGCAATGATATCTTGCTTATTCTTTAGTTGAGAAGTTTCTACTCCAAAGTCTTCTGCAATGGTTTTTAGCTCTCCAACTTTTAATGTGTCAAATGACATTTCGATCTCCTTTTTCTAGGTTCATCCATTATAGCATTCTATAATTAAAATGAAAAGCCCCCAAATACTTGGGGGCCTTTCTTGCTAGTTAAATCCTATTATTAGGAAGCAACCTTAACGTTTTTAACAACTACCCAAGCGTCTGCTTGCTCGATTTGAACGCCAACACGAGTATACATTGTGTACTCGATTGAGTCCTTACGTGGCCAGAAGAATCGGTAAACAGTTACGTCACGCTTAACACCAATAACTACGTTATTAGGGAATGTTAAGTGAACATCTCCGTGTGAACCTGATGGGCTTGCATAATCACCAGTCTGTGTCTCAGGAAGTAATGGCACTTCGACAATTGGAATACCAAATGCGAATGGTGCTACATAACCTGCTGGACCTCCTAGTGGCTCTGTTGCTCCACGGATAATGCTTGAAGCAATATCTTGTGGAATTGTTTGGTTGGTACCAATGCTGTTAGCATATAGGAAATCCTGAATTAGGTTTGATCCTGCTAGGAAGCGTAGGTCTCCACGGCGTTGCTTATACTTACGTGGCATCGCCTTAAGTGCCTTGTTGAATATATCACGAGATACTGCAGCACCTGCTGCGTCAACAACACGACCGTTTGCCTTTGATTTCTTAACAACACCATCAAACGCCATGTATAGTGGGTCTGATCCTGCTGAGTTACCATTAAGGATTACATCTTCAATGTCGTTACCAGCTTGAGTTGCCATCAAACGTGCGATGTGGTCTTCAAGATCTGGACCTTCGATATTATCTTCTAGGGATTCTGTTGAAAGTTCCCAGTCAAGACGTAGTTTCTTTGTTGTAAGAGATATCTTTGAGAAAGTTACAGCAGCGTTTGCGCCAGTGTTATCTGCCTCAGTTGCAAGTTTCATAAGCTTCTCGCCTACTCCAACTCTATCAATTTCTGTTGTATCAGATTTCATTCGAACGGTACGTGCGACTTTTCCAATTACGGTTGCATCGAACATATAGTCTAAGAAACGAGCTGATTGTTCTGGATTTAGAAGTCCACCATTTCCGTTTTCGGATGCACGGTGTACGCCTGTTCCTCCAGTGTTTGAAGCAAAGCCAGCTGTGGCTGTTGTGCCTGCTGCTACTGCCTTTTCTAATGTTTCATTGCTCATAGTTTTTTCACCTATCCTTAGTTAAATATTTCGTTTACGGAACCGAGGAAAGTACCGTTCCACTTTGATTTTTTAATTGTGGACCCTGCAGACCCGCCAAGGTCTGAAGACTTTTTAATTGCTGTAGCGCCTTCGACGGCATCTACACGTTTCTGAACACCGTTAATGGTGTTTTTAATATCAGCAACAGCATCACTTAGTGTGCTGTGCTTTTCTGCCAACTCTATAATTTGATCGTTTATGCTTTTGCTAAAACTCTCAACTGATACTTTAATATCAGCAACCTGAGCTTGGTTATCCTCAGTTGCTTTTGATAAAGTATCGGAGAAAAAGCCCTTTAGGTCGCCTAACATTTTTGCAAAATCAGGTTCATCAACCTTAACTTCTACTGTGTCGGCTGCTTTTTCAACGTTGTCGGCAGAGGTATCTTCTGTTGTCTCTTCAACAACTGCAACTTCTGCAACTGGTGCCTCTACAACATCGACAGACTTTTCAATAATTGTTTCTGCTTCTACAGCTTCTACAACTACATCGTTTGTTACGTCTGACATTTTATTACCTCCTTCTACGTTTGCCTGTTTTGCGATTTGTGTTTCAGGCAACGGTAATCTTGACTTCTTGAATGAAGCAAGAATTTTATCTATTTCTTTTGCTTTGTTCTGATCTGAGCTTTCAACCCATCCAATCAAAACTGCATCTTTTCCAGTTACTGGAGAAGAATATGTTTTATCTGTTGACATAAAAACAGAATCACTATCTTCGCAATAAAAAATGTTTTCTGTTACAACATCTGTTGCTATGCCTTTAAATATAAATTGACCATTTACTTTTTCAATTGAAACAATATTACACATTTCGTTTGCTGGAGAATCAACAATAGAAAGCTCAACTAAATCGTATTCTTTAATAAATCTAATTGTTTCTCCTGTAGATTTGTTCATTTCGTTTTCGGAATCTTTAATTTTTCCTCCGATTGAAAATCCAGAAAGGGTACCGTCAAGAACTTTTTCCCAAGTATCTTGTGCGCCTTTTGAAATGTATGAAGTAACGTAGACTCCATTGTAAAATTCTTTAGTTTTTGCATCATAATATGTTTCTGGATTAAATGAAACAAGTTTACCTACAGCAAGTGGCTGATGCATTTCTCTGAGATTTCCTCTAAATGATTCAAATGCTTTTAAGCTTGCTTCTGCGGTTACAACGTCTCCAGTTTGATCTACATTATCTAGTGTAGCAAATCCAGACACCGTTCTTTTTTCTCTGTTAACCTTTGTGAAAGGTACAGATAAATGAATGTTTTGGCCGTCGTGGGACCATTGACTTTTTTCAATGTTCATATGGTCAATTTTAATGCTTTATCTACTATAACGCAAATCGTAGTCGATTAGGGTTAGTCAACCTGACTGCCGTCACCCTGCGGGTTCCTGGCCTCTCCAGAAATATCTGGCTGATTATTTTGTCTTTCTTTATCTCTTGTTCTAGTATTTCCAGCTTTGGATCTCTGTTCTGCAGCAGCCTGTGGCTTTAATTCAATTACGTCATCTCCACCATCTAAAGGTATCATTCCTTTTCTAATTCTAACTTCATTTGGAGTAATAACCTGCATTCTTAAATATCTTTCATCAATTTTAGACTGAGTATCTTCATCTGTAAGAGTAAGCTCTTCAAACTTAATTTTTAATGCATCTGTCTTTTCTTCAATAATAGAATTTATTCTTTTTTCAAGTCTCATTTGGGCTGGACGACAGACCTGTTCTTTAAATGTTTTGTCGGCATCACGAGCAACTGCTAAATTAACCCCTTCTGGAGTTCCTATTTTATTTATTGGAACTCTATGCGCCAGCAAGATTTCATCTCTATTAGATTTTCTATAAATATTAAATGATGACTCTTGAGCACCAGCTTCAACTGGTTCCATCTTAAATTCAACTTTTGAGTCTGGAGTGTCTGGAGGAAGTGGGATATAAAGAGATCTATGATTTTTACCCTTTAGTCCAACCTGGAAAAATTCAAGCAATTTTCTTTCTGATTCTGGAGAAAGCTTTGCTCCTTTTACTGTAATAATATATCTTGGTACGGCTTTGTTTTCAAAATAATCTAGGTTATATCTTCCAGCAAATTCATTACCAGCAATAGAAACTTGTGCTGCAATAATATCTGGTATTCCATAATAGTTATTCATTGGGGTGTATTTCTTTAAATGGATAATTTCATTTGGGGTATCTTCTGCGTCACCAATTGGGTTGATAGTCTCTAAATCACCAAAGTTTCTAAAGAATACAGCCTTGCCGTATAGCAACTGCATAAATCCATCACGCAGCCTTCGCACACGCATTGTTTTAGACGGTATATGGCCGATATAGCCTATATCTCCAGCAGTTGTACGTCCAACCTCAAGATAACCATTACCAGTGGCTTCCAGGTCGGTATAGACCTTAATTAGGGTCTCTGTAAAGGTATCCTCTTTATTAGTAGAATCTAGCCATTCTTGTAAATCCTGCTTAAGCTTATTTAATTTTCTACGAGCCCTATCGAGTTGCCTAATATCTGTAATTGCATCAATAGCGTCATTTGTTTTTCTTGTTTCCATAAATCCATATCCTAGGCCAACAATGTTTGCAACCTTTGCATTAATTGCGGCATAGTTGTAAGTAGATATTTCATATATTTGAGAAAGATATTCTAAATTATAAACTGGCTGAATAAGGTCAAACATTGCATAACCACTTACTGCTTGTGCCATTAAATTCTGTTGTGTCTGAGCTCCATCCTGCCCAGTAAAGGATTTTGTAAAGTCTCTATTAACTTTTCTTTTAAAATTTGTGCCTAGGCCTCTGACTTTTTTTAAGTCTTCAAGTCCTATTGAAAATGGATCAAAATGTTCTTTTTCTTTTTTGAAAGAAAATAAATCAGAGCTATTTCTTATAGCAATTTCTGATGTGCTATCTTGAAAATCATCCTCTATAGAAATTGTCATTGTTGTGGGCCCTTCTTAAATCCTTCTTTATAGACTCCAATATCTAGTGGATCTGGGGTTAGACCCCATTTAAGTCTTTCGTTTTGATGCTCAAATTCCTCATCATCAATTTTTCTGCGTCCAGATAAGAATTTAGGTGATCCTTCATAAATACCGTATGATCTAACTTCTCTTGCTAAGGAATCTATTTTAGATCTATTGCCTTTTATTGCTGCAACTGAAAGGAAATTGCCATCATCATCACCAATCCATCGGCCATCTGGCATCTCCCAGACATATATCCCTAGGGTTGTTTCTTCAATAACTTGGCTTTTTTGATTTAATATTTTCATATGTATAACAGTTTACCATTATTTGTCATTTAAGTCCAGTTTTTGTCAACCAAAGTGACAATATTATTAATTTTATACCAGCTGGGAGTCTAAATATCTGACTGAGTAGGCCGTATTGTCTTCTCCAGATACGCTTTCGGATAGGCTTATTCCTGGGTCGGATATGGCTTTAATGTTGTTTGAGCAATAAAGGTTATAGTTTTCTATTGCCTCTGTCTCAGTAAAAGCACTTGGATATAGAGCTATGTTGCTATATGTATTATTAAGTCCATATTGAGTGCCCGCCTGATTTTGATTAAATTTAATATTGGTGGAGCTACTTGATAGGACCAGGATAACGTGATGGAAAAGACCTGTTGTGAAAAATGTTGATATGTTAGTACTAGAAGTTACGTTCACTCCATTTACATATACTGCAGATATCCCAGAAGATTGAACTACGCCAGGACTGGTCCATTTGAAATCGGAGGTATTTGATGAAAACAAAATATTGCTGGTTCCGTTTGGCTTAAAAAATAATTCAACTGTTCTTGATGCATTTGGAGTGTCTACCGAAAACCCACGTCCATCAATCATTGTTAATCCATTATAAGAGTTTTGTGATTTTACTGGGTAGTTGTAATTTCCCAAAGCATAGTCGTGGGCAGAATAAATTCTTGAACCACCATTATCTGAATAAAAGTCTTTATCAGAATACATGTCAATTTCTAATTTATCAAAATACGGTAAATCAAAAGAAGCGTCTGCGGTTGTCATTGTGACTCGTATATCTAAAATACTACTTTGTAAATTTTGATTCTTATTGTAATATGGAAGAGGAGAATTATTGTTACAAGTTACCCACGGCTGTCCTGGGACCTGAACTTCTACCATTATGTTTTTTACATCTTGTCCATAAGATATGGTAGAAGACTGTATATTCTGTGGATTACTGACATAGATTCTATCTGTAAAAGAAAATGTTTTTGACTCAATACCCGTGGATTCTTTAAAATATATTCTATTATTTATTGAGTCGTAATATGTGTTATCTGTTAATAAGTCTTCAAAATTTTTAACCCCAGGGTACCTGTAAGATGCTATTGGCTGTATTGTCACAGAGTTTAATGAAAAAAATACTCCGTTTTTTGGATAAACAATCTGCGAGTATTTTCTTTCTTTGTACCCAGATACATAGTGAGATCTAACCCTGGACTCTTCAATTTCATAATTATAAAAAGCAACTCCATCAATGATGAAATTTTTATTTAAATTAGACGGGCCAATTGCGGGTGAAAAAATTGTATTCACAAATTTAAATCTATTTAAAAATGTTTTTTCTTTTACTAAGTATCCATTCAAGTACAAACTAATTTTGTCTTTTGAGAAAACTCCGACTGCATGGATTACTTGATTCTTAGATATCTTGTAATTAACATAATTTAAAGCATTAACCTTAAAAACAACATTTTCATTTTTATAAAAAATTCCAATTTGATTAGATGAATCTGCAACTATTGGATACTCTAAAATATCTGTAGGGTCTGGTTTAAACCAAGCCTCCACGGAAAAAGCGCTATCTGGGTTTTTGTTTGTCGCTATTCCTAGTGCCTTTAACTTAATATTAGAGGTTGATTCAATAAGGGTTCCTCTTACCCCACTATTAATTATGGGCATTAGCTGCATTGATGAGGATTGTATTGCATATCCGTCTGAACCATTTCCAGAATAATCAATAATTGGTAGACCGCTGATTGCTGCATAAGATACACCATTGTCTTTTAAATCTTGGTAAGTGCTATAGGTATTTTTTAATATTGTATAATTAGTTACTTCACCAGATTTTACTTCATCTAGAAGGTAAAAAGATAAAGGATAGTCTTGCAAGACAGTATACTTGTATGACATGTCTTACGCCTCTTCTAGTGTTTTAACTCTCGCCGTAAGCTCTTGCACTGCCTTAATGAGCGGAGCAATAAACTCTTCATATCGTAATGCTTGTTCTGATTCTGGATTGGATTTATCTATTAGCACCCAGCCACCAAAATCTACTCCTGAATTTTCTAATGCTTGTTTAACTTCTTGTGATATTAAGCCCCAATGTGTTCGTGTTCCTGCAATTGAATCTCCTTCTGGAGTTACAGATCCTTCAATAAATTTATAACTTACTGGCCTTAAATCATTAATAAAATTTAAACCTAAAGATGAATCCAATATATCAGTTTTTAGTCTTAAATCAGATGTGCTAATTGTTCCTGTATTAGAATAAATTGTTTTCCAGAATTTATTTGAAGAAACTCCATTTGGCACATCAGCTGGTTGTCCAATTGAATATAAATTGTTTGCTAGCGGATACCAATTTGAATTTACTCCGTATGCAGATGAAGTGGGAATGTTTAATGATATTGTCCCAGGTATCGGATCAATAATTGGTGTATCGCCTGCTGGGCCTTGTACTCCCTGTGCTCCTGTTGCTCCAGTTGCTCCTCTTGGAATTGTAAAAGCAAATACTGCATTTGTAGAAGTGCCAGTATTTGTAACTGAAGCATTTGTTCCAGCCGTGCCAGTAGTGGTAGTTCCAATTGCAAGTGTTGTAGGTCCTGCTGGTCCTTGTGCTCCTGTTGGTCCTTGTGGTCCTGCTGGTAAAACTAAATTTAAAGTTTGAGATGGGCTAGTTCCAGAAATTGTAGCTGCTGCAGAGGATCCGCTTGTGACTGATCCTATTGATAAAATATTTGAAGGACCCGCTCCACCTACAACTCCATCGATTCCTCTTGGTAAAGTTAAATTAAGAATTGCGGCAGATGCTGTTCCTACATTTGTAACGGCTGCTGGAGTAGAAGCGCTTACCGTGGAAACAGTTCCTATAGTAATTGTTCCTGATGGCCCCTGTGGCCCTGGATGGGCGTCTAAATAGGCATCTACGTCTGCTGCTAGATAAGCCAGATCTCTTGGTACGTCTGGGGTATCTGAGTAGACTGGGTATCTAAAACCTTTTCCTGTTGTAGTCATTTTTTTATTATACCATTAATTTATTTAGAGTATATATGAGCTGGGCTCATCCATCTAGTACCGCTTGTTATTTTTGTAACCTCATGGATATACGGCTCTTGGGATGGGAAAATAATTATACTACCAGCCTTGGGTTTAATCCTAATGTTTTGATTTTTAAAATTAATCTCTCCGCCTTCGTAATCATCATTAATATATGCAACTAGCGAAAACGCAAGAGAATTATGCCCATCTTGTCCATCAAAATGAGGACCCATTGATTGACCAGAATTCCATTTTTTTATTAAAATGCCCTTAAGGTTTAGCGAATAATTTTCTTTATTTAATCCATTTAATTTTAGGTATCTATCTGCACACATTTCAAATGCCGTTTCAAACTCATTAGATATGTATAGAACTTTTTTATCAATTAAGCTAATATTTTTAGTTGATTTAACAACATGAGTATCAATTTTTTTAGTTGCTCCATAAACTAAAGAGCTGTCATCACTTGCTGTCCATGGCTCCCACTTAGATATTCTGTTGTAAGACTCTGGCTGATCATCAATATACTCTATGTGATTTTTTAGTTCAGAGGGAAAACTTAATGCGTTTTCAAAATAAAAAATTTTGTCTTTCTGAATAGTTAATTTAAACATGTGAAATTGCTCAAATCCTACTTCGTTATTATTCATTTGTGCCCTCTACTTCGTAGGCTGGATAGAGTTCTGATTTTGGAGTTTGTCTTAAACCCTTTTCTCTTATTTCATTCCATTCTTTTTGTTCAACCGCTTGTCCATCTCTAACTTTTTTAAGCTCAATGGCCCATTCATCTCTAAGTTCCTGTGGATAATCAGACTCTTCTCTGTCGTCCCAGAAAGAACCTAAAGTGTACCTAACTTTCTTTTTTACCACAGTGACTTCATGCATATTGTCAAAACCTCCAGCAAAAGTAGCGAGTAGTCCAACTTTTGGAACAATGGTTAAATCAGTCTTTGTAAAATTTAATACCCCGCCTTCAAAATCATCATTTAGATAAATAAAGGTTGCGTATCTACTTCTAGTAAACGCTCCCGCAACTCCGTCGTTACTTGTATTATCTGAGTGAGGGTGTGCAAATGCACCTGGCTCCCATCTTTGTGAATGAAAGCTAATTCTAGACATTTGTTTTGGATCTTTTCCAGCCATGTCGGCTGTAGCAACAATAACTCTTTCTCTTAGACTATCAAAGAAATCTCCTGGTAGGCCACAAGATATTACATCTGGATCATCTAGGTCTGGCATTCTTCCAGAATAAGACTCATAGAAAGATATTTGTTTCCATCCCCACTCATTTTTTGCTTCTTTGATTTTAATTAGATTTAGAATTGCATTGCATTCTTGTTCCGTCAAAAAGTTTTCATGAGTAACAATATCATCACGGTGCCTTGTTATTACTATTTCTTTGGTCATATATTACATACTCCCTTGATTGTATGGATTATCTTTTCTTGATTTATATGTATCAAAATCTACTGGAGTATCGTCTACCAAATAAACCATGTTTCTAGGATTATCATAAGCAAGTCGATCAGCTTCTTTTTTAAACCAGTTGTGAGCTCCAAATCTTTTTTGTGATGCTAACCATTCTGGGCTTCCGTCGTATGGCACCATCACGAAGTTTCTAACAAAGAATTTTTCTTTTCCTTTAATAATCTTAACGCCATGGAAATATGGAACATTTGAAGGAAATACCAAAATATCTCCCGCTACTGGCTTATGGTTAATTAATTTTCCATCAACATAAAACTCAATGTCTCCTCCATCATAATCATCATTGATATACATGGTACAGGTTATAAAAAATTTATTTCCTGGCATATCTTTTTCTGAAATAATATAGTCTGTATGATACTGCATGGTCATATTATTTGCCATGCTGTCTACATTTGGATTATACTTAGAATATGAGCATCCGCTGAATATCCAATCTGGTGGCAAAACAATACCTTGTTTTTGAATATAATCTGCTATTACCTTGTCATAGGCGCTCTCTACTTCTTCAATAAAATTCTTTTCTTTAATAAACATTGGATCGTTTATTAAATCTTTAGGGTAGTTTGATGCATGCTTTTTTTGAGTATATGTACCAAAGTGTGCCCATGGGTCCCAAGTATTTAGAGCATACTTACCTTCAGATGTTTTTTCTGATTCATTCATTACATCATACATCTGCTTTGGGTCTTTTAATACGTTACGATAAACATAAATTTTTGGAAAAATTTCTACGTATTCTAATTCACTCATGGCTGTTTTTCTCCCGTATGTTTTTGAATCGTCCAAAAAAATGGCGACGTAAATCTATTTCCTGATTTTATTGGTCTTACCCCGTGTGTGTAATACATGTCTCCAGGGAAGAAATATGCTGCCCCAGCTACTGGCTTAAATTCAATTCCATGTTGTGGGAAATATAATTCTCCACCCTCATAGTCATCATTAAAATAAAACAATCCCGCAAGGTCATACCAGGGGAAATCATTTGCTCTACCCTTTTCTGGTCCAGAGTGAAATTCTTTATCTGCATGAGGTTCTTGTCTTGCGCCAACAGGCCATCTAACAATTGCGGGGCCAGTTTCTTTTGCGTCAACATTAAAGAATGCATCCACCTCAATTTTTAGTCTTGCAATCATGCTGTATATTAAATCTAAAATTGTTGGATCTGAAGCCATTAAAGAATTGTAAGTACAAACTCTATTTTCCCAAATAGTATGGTCATATAGAACTAGGCCGTCGGCATCTCTATGTGTTTCTGTTATGTCCCAAATTTTATTGTTTAATGAAAAACTCATTAACCTATCAATTTCTTCTTGTGTTAAAAAATTTTTGATTTCTATAATATTGTCTATTGAATTTCCAAAAAATCCAGAAGGCGTTATTGACTTGGGTCTGTTATCGCCCCAATCATTAGCTACTTTTTGCATATTATCACCATATACTCATTTTACCATTATTCAAGACTATTGACAAACAGTCTTATAGTTTTAACCTGATGGCTACCAATGCTTTCTTTTTTATGGTCTACGGCATCTCTATAGAAATTAGACCATACCCCGCTTGAATTAAGCTTCATAATTTCATTTGAGTACTCTGATTCATTATAGGGTGCTTTTGGCAATCCTTCTAAATTTTTAAAATTAATTTCAGAATTTTGTAAATCATTTAAATTAATAGGAATCATGCTTGTAATTGGAGTACCAGCTTTAATTGTTATTATTTCATTTGGCTTGGTGATCATCCATGCCACTGGAATGTCAGTTGGAAAAAATGAACTACTAATTATAGTTGTAAATGGAGTGGCTCCATCAAAAAATAGGTTAGGAACTGGCATACAAAGAATACTGATAGATTCATCTGTAACCAGTCTTACCCCTGTTTTAAAACTTATAGTTGCGTTTGCTCTTCCAGCATAGGCATATTTTTCTCCAGACAGTATCTTTACGTGTTCGGCATTGCTATCATTAATTCCATCCCAAATAAAGGATATATCTTCTGGAAAAGAAATTGACCATCCTAATTGATTTGTTAAACCTACTGGAAAACATTTATAAGCATGAGACTCCCAGGTGTTATCCATCCAGTCTCGCTTAATAGTTAAAGGTTTAACAATTCCTAGATCTGGTTGTGTTTGGTAAGCATCAATTTTATGCATTTGAATTTCGGCCAGTTGCAGAATCTTCTTGTACCCACTTGCTTCTCATTTCAACAAATTCTTGTCTATGGGCATGATCGTTGTAGTCCAACATTGTTACCAATGAAAATTTCATTCCTGATTTTACTGGCATTGCTCTATGGGAAAATAGATAAGTTGATGGGAAAATATATAAATCTCCTGCTGTAGCCTTAATGTTTAAATTAAGCTTTGGAAAATATAGCTCTCCGCCTTCGTAATCATCGTTTACATATGCAACTAGTGAGACGGTGGCGCTGTAAGAAAATCCATGATCTGCATGCTCTTGAAAGTGTTGTCCTTCACCGTATCTGATGCAGTTCATCACTTCCCAATAATTCATCTTTACGTTGTACATACGGCAATAATCTTCTACCGCAGGATCTTGTGATTTTTTTAAATCTTGCCATAAAGATGAAACTAACTTTTCTGTTTGTGTATTTGGATTTTTTATTTCACCAACTTTTATATCTTCACAATTTCTATAATCTGGTATTTTTTCGCTGTAGCCAACAAATCCAAAGGTCCATTTATATCTAGTATCTCCTTCGGCTTCGGCTGATTCGCCTATCTTGTTTAATTGCTCTATAACAGATATGTCTTTTTTAATTGCATTTCTATATACCCAGACGCCTGGGAATAGCTGCTCTTTTGATGTAAAGCCGTATTGATTATCAATATTATTCATAAAAAAAGTATACCATTTCTTTTAATGAATAGCAATAGGATATCTATTGTTATTTTAAGCTATTGTTAAAGTTGAATTAACAATAAACCAAGGGTTGCCCTCGGTCCTAATATCATAAACTCCAGACTCATTTTCATCAATTTCTACAGATGTGACTACTGTTTCTGTAATTATAGCATCTGGCCCAATGCCAATCAAAATGTCTCCAATTTGGATATCTTCTGAATTTTTATAAGTAATGCCATTTTCACATTTAATAAATATTGGATGTTCTGTTGAGAAGTTTTTACCTAAGTTGTTGAATCCTACTAGTTTAGACATTTTATATTCTACTGATTTAACAAATGTTTGTACAAACTGCACGGACCCAGATATTGAAGGAGAAGTTCTGTTTTCAGATATAGATTGAAGGTCTATAAAGTCATTGCTTATAGTTACTAGTGCATCTCCTATTGAAACATCTTTGGCCTTTATCCAGCCGCTTGATGCGTAAACTAATGAGTCTGGTGCTAGGCACTTACCCTTAAATCCTGGAGGTGCAAAGAACACTGGAGGAAATGATGGTCCTTTGAACAATGGTGGAAAGAATGGCGGAAAGTATGGAGGGAATCCTGGAGGTTGAAAGAACACTGGTGGAGCAAAGAATCCTGGGGGTGCAAAAAAACTTGGTGGTGAAAACACTGTAGTTACTTGATTTGACGAATTAGAATAATAAGAGTCACCATTACTGTTGGTTGCTTTTACTGTATATGTTTGACTTGTATTTCCTGTTTCGCTTAAGGTATAATTAAGAGATAATGTTGAATATGTTGGACCATCTGAGGATAACAATGTGTAACCAGTTATTGCAGATCCACCATTTGCTGGTGCTGACCATTCAACATAATCTTGATTAGTTTGTGCTGTAGCAATTGGGGGTCCTGGCTT